ACAGAGCCATTGGTTACACACTGAAGTGCCAATGGGGGAAGACTTAAAGGATTACCAGAAGAAACTGACTAAAGAGGAGAGGGAATTTCTAACCAAAATCCTACGCTTCTTCGTTCAGGGGGACTTGGACATTGGGGATGGGTACTACAACCACTACCTACCAGTGTTCGGTCAACCAGAAATTAAGATGATGCTGGGCGGCTTTGCTGGCAGGGAGGCGCTGCATGTCGCTGCCTATGCCCACCTGATTGAGACTCTAGGGTTGCCTGAATCGACCTACAATGAGTTTTTAAAGTATGGTGAGATGGTAGAGAAGCATGAGTACTTCCAGACGCTTGATGACGCTCCTATGGCTGAGAAGATTGCAACCATTAGCGCCTTCGGTGAGGGGATGCAACTGTTCTCTTCCTTTGTTATGCTACTCAACTTTGCAAGGCACGGGAAGCTCAAGGGGCTGGGGCAGATTATCGCTTGGTCTATTGTCGATGAGACTCAACACGCCGAGGGGATGATTAAGGTGTACCGCGAGTGGGTTAAACAACACCCCGACCAGACCACGCCTGAGAGGATGAAAGAGATTGCTAGGGAAATGGTTGCACTAGAGGATAAGTTTATCGACCTAGCCTTTGGGATGTATGAGGTACAGGGGCTTACCGCTGAAGAGGTTAAGGAGTATATCCGCTATATCGCTGATAGACGGCTTATCTCTATGGGGATGAAGGGGGTATTCAAGGTGAAGAAGAATCCACTGCCTTGGGTGGATGGGATGCTAGGCGTAAGCCACACCAACTTCTTTGAACAGAAAGTAACAGATTATTCTAAGGGCGCTACCAAAGGCACTTGGGATGACGTATGGGGGAAAGCATGATGCAACTTACTTTAGTGCCGCGCCTGGGTATTGGGTTCGATATTGAGCACAATGACACCATCATCCATATTGTCGGGGATGATGAGGAGGAGAGGTTTCTAGCAGCTTATGAGGGGCTGATTATTAAACTCCCATTCTTGTCGATATATTATGGAGAGTTTGGGAAGTTTGAATAGAAAAAGGGGCTTAATAGCCCCTTTATTTTAGTAGCTTTCTTGTGAAACCATCCTACCTAGTTCAGCAGGCGTTCCTATAGATATATACCTAATAAATTGAGTTCTCAAGTTTGGACTCATTTTAGCACCCATCGCTCCCACTACATTGTTAACTTCAGATTTAGGGATTGCTTCAATAAAATCAGCCATTTTCTTTGGGTCGAGCATTAGTTCAGCTATCCTATTATCTAGTTCTTTCTGTGTTCCTTTAGCTAACAAAGACATAACTTTATTAGCAAAAGCAACTGAAGCAGAAATAAATTGTGGAGAAACTTGTTGCCCGAAGAACTTAACACTTTCCCCAGGTTGTACCCCTTGACCTAGTTGTTCTGCTCTAGCTTTTCTGTTTAAATCAGCCCTAACTCTATTTATAGACTCCATTTGTTGCGTAGTAAATAGTTGTTCTGGCTCTTTATAACGAGCAACTCCAGTAGCTCTCTTAATTGTCTGTGGTAAATCCCTCACAGCGTTAACAAAAGCACCAGCTTTTTCAATATCACCTAATGAATCCTCACCAAGTTTTTGTTTCAGAGCCTGCCCAGTTTGCATCTGGTCAATCTTTTTTGAATAGGTAGCAAACTTATCTAAGTATTCACTCCATAATTTACTATTGTTAGAAGCCTTGTTGATAGACGCATCAAGCATTTTCTTTAATGATGATTCTACTTTAGTCGCTTGAGCTTGCATACCCATAGCACCTTTTTGACTCATAAACTCTTGGATATCCATAGCGATTTCTTTTCTAACATTGTACAAGTCATCGCTTTTAATAATGCCTGTTGCATCATCAGTTAAACCTATTAGTTTGCTACGCATAGATTGTAGTGATGATACCAACATAGAGTTTGACCTAGTGCCAGGAGAACTCAACATCCTATCAATTTGATTAACCAGCGGTTGAGTCTCCAGCGGGTAAAACCCAAAATCCTTAACAGTTTGGATTTGATTTTTTAATACCTCAGCCTCAGCTTGTTTAATTTTAGCTGTATCTTTTAATTGGATAGCAGCTTGTTTGTTGCTAACAGCATTATCGGCGTTAGACAGCCACCCTGGTTTACCGCCTCTAAACCGTGCTTCGTTTTCAAGTTGTAAACCCCATGCTTTACCACCCATGTTAAGGTTTTGTCCAGCAGCAGTTTCAAGAGAAGCAATCCTAGCTTCTGTTTGAGGGACAATATTACCATACACATCAGCGCGTTTCAATGCCTCTTCACGGATAGGGGCAGTAACAGCTTGGCGTTCAGTCTCCATAGCCGCTAGTTCTTCTGGTGTCCCAAAAGAACGAGTCAATTCCTCTTGTCTAGCGCCTTTCTGTGCCTCTAGCCTCTGTTTAAAGCCTACTGGAGCAGTGCCTGCTACCCTACGTTGTTCCGCTGCTAGGAGAGCGCCTTCAGGTGTGTCAGCCAACGCTTCAGATACTGTTGGTCTGCTGCCTGGGACAATCTCATCCGCGCCGCGAAGGGCTGTAATTATATCTCTAGCATCATCGCCTATTTTCTCACCAATATGTCGTTGTAAAGCTCTATTTTTAGCTGCTTCAGAAATAGGCAGTGATTTAATAACATTAGTAAGTAATTTTGCAGCATCTATAGTTAGAGGTACAGCACCCCCTAGGATACCACCAAAACCAGCTTGTACTAGTTTAGCAGTTACAAAATCATCTTCTTGTTCAACTGGAACCATTAGCATTGAAGCTGCCGCCCCACTTAAAGCAGATTGCCCATATTTAGCAGCACCAGTGGCTTCGGCTAAATACTTTGCGCCTTCTGCTGTTTTTACATAACTAGAAGACGGTAAAGCCACTCTTGCTATTGGGCTTGCAATCGCTCCTGTAAGTTGAGCTAAATCCACACCAGCAAGTTTATTGTAATCACCACCAGCAGCTTTATATGCTTGGTTAACGTCACCAACAAGTTGAGTTGCCCCCCGAGAGACACCCCAGCTTTCAGGAGTTATTGGGTCTAGAGCCTTGGCTGCTAATTGGTTAATAGCTAACAGAGGGTCAACCACTGCACCTTTAGCAAGACCAAGCCAAGGGGCAAACATTTCCTTAGTTACTTGACCCACGCTCCATTCTTTTTCTTGTGGCTGCGTCTCTTCTATTTTGGGAGTAACAGCCTCTGGTGATAGATGCTTAATAATTTCAGAGTCTGAGTAACCACTTTTCCTAGCTTTCTCAGCATCAAAATTATTTTCTTTAGCTAGGTAGTCAGCAATTTCTTTATCACTGTACCCAGCTTGTTTAGCTTCTGTTACATTAAAAGCCATTTTAATTCCTTACTTATTGAATGATGACAGCGGTGGGCGGTCACCAGTAGTCTTACCAGTAGCTTCATTATACAAATCATCTGACACAGAATGTCGAGCACGCATATAAACTCTGTTACCAGCAATAACTTTAGTTTGAGTTTCTTTCAGACGTTGCAACGCATTTTTGATACCAGCGTTTGAATTTTTCTCAAGTTGATTAGTTATAATTTCCAAAGCACGCTTAGCGTCTCCTTCAGTTTGTGTACCTTTAGCTGCTTGTAGAATAGAGTTAGCTTGTTGTTTAATTGCTGACCTAATATTAGCTGCATCTAATTCTTTTTGGGATGGTTTACCAAACATTGATTTAACCCAAGAACTTGCTTGACCTCCTATACTAAAATCAACTTTATTCTCATCTAAGAGTTGGATAAACCCGTCAATCTTATCATTACTATTTTCAAGTAAAACAGTCTCAGCCAATTTTTCAGCAGCATCTTTAGGCATTTGAGCTAGTTTCTGTTGATTTATTTGTCTTTTAGTTTCTTCGCGTGCCTTAACTGCTTCTAGTCTAGATTTGTTGTTTTCATCCGCTATTTGTGTTCTAACAATAGCATCCAATACTATTTTAGGGTCACCCCCATTACGGCGAATAGTTGCCATTACTTGTTCATTAGAAGCATTTTCAGGCAAGTCAGACAAGGCGTTACGCAAATTTTCATCACGCATTAGAGCGCCTACTTTATATTGTGCTTCTTTAATCAGATAAGGCTGCAACGCTTTGTCTTTTTCAATCTCAAGAGTAGCTTTTTCTATTTGTTGCTCAAGTTTTTGTTTCTCTAGAGGAGCTATTTTTTTATCATTTTCCAACTTCCATTTAGCAGACTCAATGTTTTGTCGGGTTGCTTCAATATCTAAAGCTCCTATAGTAAGCCCCTGGGCAGCTTTTATTTGCAACATAGGATTCATAGCCGCAGCGTGCTCAATATTTTGACGCAAATCTTTAATAAGCCAAGGTTGTTTTTCCGCAGCAAATTTTGTTTCTTGTACTGTTTGCGCCGTCCCAGCCCGTGTAGCTGCTTTAGATAACTCTGTTTTTTCTATTTCTGAGGCTTGCATCTCTACGCGCATAGCAGCTTCACTCATACCTAAATTACGCAGACGAGCAGAAACATTCTTTAGCCTTTGAACAGGGTCAGTAATATCTTTCTCAGCAAGCATAGCTTGATTAAGTGCTTCTTTTTGTTTCTGAGCTTCTGATTTAAGACCAAACATACTAGAAGCAGCGTCAGTAGCTGCGCCCCCAAGCTGCCCACCTAAGTTAGAACCCACAGTAGCAATAAACTGTTGTGGAGTAGTAGCCCTGCTTAAATTTTGCTGAAATAACTGTTGTTGCTGCTGTCGTTCAGCATAAGGGTCTGGGGCGGCACTGAATAAACTATAAAAATCTGTTGCCATTATAACTCCTAATTCTACTGTTACTTTGTTGTCCCAAAACCTTGCTGGTTAAACCAACTATTTGGATTATTTCTAAAATCTGATTGATTGCTTAAATATTTATTAAACAATCCAGACCCCATATTAGCTAAACTACTTCCCAAAGCAGCGCCAGCGTAGGCACTACCAGGAATCATTGGGCTAGGTGTAGTCATGGCTTGATAAGGCAAGTTACTCCCCTGCAATCCTTGCAAGTAAGTTTGTTGACGCTGATAAGCCTCTTGTGCGCCAGCCTGTTCAGCCGCTGGAGTGAACAACCCAGCCTGCTGACCAGTTTGAGCAGCACCCAGCAAGCTCTTGTAGTAGTCAGTCATACCAGCCCCATACAAGCCAGCCTGTGCAGCCCCAGCCTGTGCAGCCCCCTGACCAAGGTTAAACCCTGTCTTCATAACATCCAAGCCAAAGGTTTCTGGAGCCATACTAGCACCATACAGCCCTTGAACATTCTGTAGTTGTTGGCTCATTAGTCTTTGCTGTTCTAATGGGACACCAGAGCCTGCCCCATACAACCCTTGAGCCGTTTGAGCCTGCCCAGCCAATGCTTGTTGAATTTGATTTTGAGCGCCTGCACCAGCCCCAAACAGCCCTTGAGTTCTGCTGAGTTGTTGTGTAATATCGCTCTCAGCACGTTGAGAGGCTTCAGCAGCAATCTGCTTGTTAACCTGTTCCCTAGCTAGTTGACGCGCAGCCTCTTCGGGATTAACAAGAGCACCCCCTTGCCCAAAACCAGCCGCTGCTTGACTAACACCCAAACCAATCCTACCACTAGCCAAGGAAGCCTGCCGCGCTGCAATATCTTCAGCACCTCGACTACCAGCCAGGATGTCTTGTTGTTGCTGATAATACTTTTGTGCCTGAGCAGTTGGGTCGAGGTTTAGAGCAGCAGCTTGTTCAGCGGCTCTACCATACATAGATTGTTGGTATGCTTGTTGTTCTGGCGTCCCTTCAAAAGGCAAAGCGCCAGCCATGCGTTGAGCACCTGACATCATTGACTGTTGAAAGGCTTGTTGCTCTGGTGTAAGCTGAGAACTAATACCGCCTAGTTCCTCCCTCGCCTTCCCGAACATCCCCTGCTGGTAGGCTTGCTGTTCAGGCGATAACTGGAATCCAGCCTGACCAGTAGCAGTGTCGTAGAAGCTCTTACCAGCGCCAGTAGTGACAGCATATGGCTTAAACTCAGCCATAGCAGTGGCTTTACCCACATCACTAAGTTGGCTATCAGCGATAGTCTGCTGAACCCCCTGCATTGCCTGATTAGCAATACGTTGGGCATCTGCATAAGAGATAAGACCAGCTTTATACTGAGCAAAGGCATCATCAGCAACTTTACGTTGTGCCTCTGTATCAGTCCTTAGTAGTTCTCTAACCCGCTTTTCTTCTTCAAGACGTGCTGCGTCTGCTGCTTGTTGAGCCGCTGTTGCTTTATTCGCGGCGCTCTTTTGGAACATCCCGCCGATAACAGCACCCGCAATTGGTGCAAATAAAGATCCCATTATTGTCTCCTCAAAAATAAGGAATAAGACACATTGTCTAAACCTACAAAATCTTTATAGTGTTTAAAACCAAGCATAGAAGCAAATTTTTTTAATTTAATGTTAGTTGGTTCCATAAAACAATAAATATCTTGTTTAAAAAAATTGTTAAAATTCTCTATAAAAGAATTCTTAATGCTTTTATTCCATTTTAACACATCACAATGAAAAACATCAATTGGCGGTACAGATTCAATATACATTGTGTAGTAATCAGTTATTACAACGGGTGTTTTCATCTAAAGTCATTAAGATATTCTCAACCACAATGTTGTTTCATTTCCTGAAGTTGATTCGCCTAACGCATACCCCATACACCGCCAAGTACCTGATAAAGCTGAACCAACATCATTGCCTGTTGCGTTGGTGGGTTTCAAATCAGCCCCTGAAATTGTTGCTCCAAAAGTAACTGGATTAGTTGTACTGTCATTACGAGCCATTGCATAAGTACCAACAGCGCCAGCAGCTAATCCTGCCGTACTGCTTCCAACTTGGCTAGAAGGTACGCTTGTAACTGTTGCAGCGTTCCCAGAAATACTAATACCCCAAGTACCAGAAGCTCCAGAACCAGTAGTAGAGGGAACATCAAGATTAGTTCTGGCATTTGATGCTGTTGATGCTCCTGTTCCTCCGTCAGCAACCGCTAAATCAGTAATACCAGCTATACTACCACCAGAGATAGTTGGGCTAGATAATGTTTTATTAGTTAAAGTTGCTGTGTTAGTTCGTTCAGCAATAACAAAAGCTGTTGTGGCTAGTTGTGTAGTATTAGTCCCTGCCGCTGCTGTAGGGGCTGTGGGGGTTCCTGTTAACGCTGGGCTGGCAACAGGGGCTACATCTGTACCTATAACAAGACCTAAATTAGTTCTCGCTCCAGATGCTGTAGAAGAACCTGTACCACCATCAGCAACTGCCAAATCAGTAATGCCAGAGATGCTACCACCAGAGATGGTTGGAGTGTTAATCGTTGGACTAGTTAGCGTCTTGTTAGTCAGCGTTGCTGTATTGGTACGCTCTGCGTGAACAAAAGCTGTGGAAGCAGCTTGAGTTGTATTAGTCCCAGCAGACGCCGTAGGTACAGTAGGGGTTCCTGTTAATGCAGGAGATGCCGAAAATACTAAACTACCTGTCCCTGTTTCATCTGTAACTGCCGCTGCAATTTGAGCAGAAGTGGCAACTAAAGTGTTACTGGTAAGGTTGATTGTCTTGTTCGTTAGAGTTGCTGTGTTACTGCGCTCTGCGTTCACAAAGGCTGTTGTAGCGACCTGTGTGGTGTTAGTTCCAGCAGCCGCTGTAGGCGCAAGAGGGACACCAGTTAATGTTGGGCTGAGTAAATCAGCTTTACTATTTACAGCAACCTGAATAGCACTAAATTCACTATTAATTTCTGTACCCTTAACAATTTTATTAGGGTCGCCAGAAGGCAAAGCATCTTTACCAGCAAAATCTGTGGCTTTTACATATTGAGTCATTTAAATCATCCTTCCAGTTTTTATGAAAGCGTCAATCTTTTGTACTGACAATTCTGAACCATTAACATCAGCCTCAAAGCCAATTTGCACAGAAGTGCCGCTACCTCCAACACTGCTTTTAATTCTATCCAAAAGAACCCCAGCGGTATAAGAAGCTAAATTATACTCAGATAGCCCATATTCAGAGACAGAACCAGCAGGGATAGTAAAAGCGTAGGAAGTATGACTAGCAGTATAATCAGTTCCTACTTTAATAGTAAACTGTTGATTAGCGCCCCCTAATATTGTTAATCCTATTTGCTTCAGAATTTTTGTTGTTGTCGGAGCATTAAAATCAATATAGTGGGAAAAGTAACGAAGCCTGTATGTCTCGCCATTATCAGAATAACCACTATACTTACCAATCCCATTAGGCTTACCAATATAAATACTTCTATCTTTAGTTCTCAAAAAGCTGTAAGCAAAGTAGTTATACCAGCCTGTAACCCTTGCTGCTCCATCCTCTAATGGTGTTCTCATATCAAGACAGTAGACAGTTTCTGTGGTCGGGAAAGAGATTAAATAGAAGGCATCCCTCTCAGAATATACAGAATTAACACGGCTCAAGTCTCCCCCTGTAACCGCCAAAACAGCCGTGACATCTTTTAAAAAGTCATCCCGAATGTTTTTAGTTAAATCACGCATCGGTAAACTCTTCTCTTGAATAAGCCTACCTAAGCTACGCAAACCAGTGTCAGACAAAAAGATGATGTCATTGCCGGTATGCTGCACACTCTTATGAGCAATACAACCTACACCCACAATAACATCATGCAATTGAAAGTTAAAGCCAATCGGATTCTCTGCGCCTTTGTAAATAACAATGTTATGCTGACAGAAAATAATCAAGAAGTTGTTAAACGCTGCAATAGCTTTAATATCATCAGTGCTATCAGGCAGAACGGCAGCAATATTTAACACACCGCTAGTGCCTTCACTAAAGGTAGGGAAATACTGGTCTGCAATATCAGTAGACCAATAAACAGCATCCTTTGTAAAGCCCCAAAAGCGACCCCACGCAGCTATAACACCATCTAAATAATTAGTTCCAAAGTTTTGAGTTTTACCTGTATGCGTTGTTATTTTCTCAGCACCGCCAGCTTGGGTATAAATGATAGGCTCTTGCCCTGGTTGCACCAGAATAGAATGAGCGTACAAACAAGCCCCATCCCAATCGTTGTTAGTAATTGTATATCCAGCAGGCGTGATGTTTGTTAAAGTGGAGCCAATACCATTTTTAAAAATCTTGTTATTCCCAGCAGATAGAATAGTTAAAGAGTCACCTGCGTTGGTATGCTCCAACATGTACTGAATAGCATTACCATTCAATTCAGAAGCGCCAGAGGTAGTTTCCATAGTCCACCCCTTACGCGCCCCTAGCCTACCATATTTATCAATAACAACATTATCTGCCAACTGAGCAAAGTTAGGCGAAAGGGTAACACCACTCTCTTGTGTGTTAAGCCCAAAGAAACCAGGGGCTACAATAGAAAGTGTTTCAAGTTGCTTCATACGCTATACCACAAAGTATCTTCAGGGTGACGGGCTGCATCCAAGGAAATCTCATCTGCCAATGCACTCTTAGCGGCGGCATAAGCGTTAATGCTTTGCTGACCACCATCTTCACCACGCTCTTCAATAGCCATCGCCGTTGCTAAAAGGATAACAGGGCGGGAAGGGATTACCAAAGTATCAGCATCTGCGCTAAGAGGTAAATTACGCAAGGTGACGTTAAAACGTAGGGCGTAAACACCATCTGGGATTGGGTAGATATCTACCAATGTATCTCCATCTGCACTGACACCGTTGAAGTTGTAGAAAACAGGAGAACCACGGGCTGGTGTGGATGTCAAGAAAGCATTGTTAAACCACTCAGCATCCTTGTATTGCATTATAATGTCATCTGTATCATTGATAACATCCAACACTTTAAAGTTATTGCGTGACCCTTGCAGTTCGTAGTTAAACACGCTATTTTGAGTAGAAGCGGTAAGGGTAGTCCTCAGCGCACTCCAGTCCCACGCAGCCTCAACTTGACTTTTAGCTTCATTAACAAAATCACCAATCAGACGAGCGTAGCTGTTAGCGTTATTTACACTTTGTACAGTGCTAACTTCGCTCTCCCGCAGCCTCCGCATTACAGCATTTACAAGGTCAATATATAGCATTTTTAAGTTCCTTTGTAGTCATTATACCACATTTTTCTTAATTTGTCAAGTTATTCGTTAGGAAAAGTGAACAGTTGTGGAGCTTTCAACAGGTCAAATGTTACAATAACATTCATCTCCACTGAGGGGTTAAAGTAGAAAGAATCCCCACTTTTCATAACAAGGTTACCTTGAGAGAATTGAAGGTAATCTTTGGAGTTAATGGTTTTAGCGTTTAAGACGTAAATTTGGTGGGAGGGGTCATGCCCATGCTCCCAATAGAAGGAGATGTTACCTGTAGAACCACTAGTGTTGCTAATGAAAACCATGCTCACATCAGCGATATACCCGTTTGGTACTAACAAAACTTGGGTATTTGTACTAGCTGGAAGTGTTCTGCCAATTGAATGTTTCATTTTTTACTCTTCTTCCCTCTAATCTTGTTAGGGATATTCCACAACCCATCCCACATCTCTTTAGGGGAAGGGAGCAGCCATCCAAGAATTAACAACAGAACAACCCAAGGTGGGACATTGGTAATATCGACTACCTTTGCACTAATAGCTTGGTCAGCCTGAGTCAATTTACCGATATCTCTAGCTTCTACCTTACCAGTTCTAACCTCACCGACAACAACGCCAGTTTGGTTATTCTCCTTACCAGCCTGCGTGTTAGCAGCTACGTTAGTTCCACCTCCAAGCCCTGGTATAAAGGATGCCAACGAAGAGCACCCAGTTAACAACAAGGCTAGGAGAAGTACCCTCATTTCCCAATATGAGCCATAGCCCAAGTAATAAAGCCACCGAAGAACGAGGCAAGGGTCATCCCCATCCAGAAACCACCTTTGCTCCTGTTAGCCAGGGCAAGCAGGGAGGCAATATCCTCTTCCATCTTCCCCATCTTCTTATCCATATCTTTGACACGCTGTAGCAACATGCCATAGTTGACGTCAGACTGACGGCGCTCTTCAGTGTAGTCTCCCATCATTACCTCTTTTTATCAGCTTTGTTTATCAATTCAAACAGTGTTTTAATCTTTTCCTCAGCCACAGCAACTCGTAAATCAAGTTTAGCCAAGACAATGATTAGAGTTATTATGGAGAGAAGGATTCCCCAACCCTTGTCTAATAACTCTAATACATCCATTACTGCACCACTTCTGGCTTTGGCTCAATTTCAGTTTTGAGCATTGCAAAGAAAGCATCCCGACCTACCTGAATCTGGTCACGCTGGAAGTTTATGCTTGCCATCTTGCGGTCAAGGTCAGTTACATGGTCAATAATCATCTTGGCTTTATCGCTCAAGCTGTCAATCTCATACTCAACATCATCAATAGTTACAGTTTGGGGCTTTTTGTTTTCCATACTGTTTTCTCCTTAGTTAACACCTGAAACCGTCAGGCAGCGGCCCACGGCAGACCCGTGGCAGAAACTGGGTTTTGCAGCGCAGCAATGCGGTCAGCAATGGATTGCTCCACGGCTGCTTTGTCCACACCATGCGCCCAAATCCAATCCAGAACATTTTGCTCTGTGACATTGGCATAGGGGACTTCTGGTGTGCCATCTTCAAACGAACAGGTGGCATATACCGATGAGTTCAATTCGCCGTCTACGCCTGTGCAAGTCCAGTGGGCAACGGTGATAAAACCGTCAGCCGTTTTGTGATCGCATTGATTGATTTTCCAAGTGATTTCCATGATATTTCCTTTTAGTTGGGATTGTTCTGTGCTGCTTGTTTGGCGGCATAGGCGGCGACTACGGCTGGCTTGTGTACAGCCATACAGATAGCCTGAACCCGTGGGTCTTCATTAGTGGGGTCAGCACCGGGGGGTAACACATGACGGTGGTATGAAGTTGAGATGACATTGCCGTCTTCAACAATACGGGTTGCCGTGCGTACCTGAATCGTGCCGTCTTCCAGCACTTCCATTTTGTCTACTACTGTTTGTTTTTCGAGAGCCATTTTGATTTCCTTTCAGTTAAAAGTCCGTCTGCATCGTCCGAGGCAGATAATTAAACAACATATGAGCCTGAAACAATAATTGATCCCGATGAATCCATAGGAACGGAAGAAACAGCTCCACCACCTACAACATTCTGAACAGGAACAATTTGTGTCGAGTTTGGTGCTACATACCCACCCATAATATTATTTGCAGATAATGCTATGTTATTTACTTCTCCAAAAGTTGCGGCAGAATATGCGTTGGTAGTTGTTGTTGATGTAAACGGAAGCCCCGATATTCGCATATTTCCTGTGCCGGTATGCGCTGTCCAGCCGATATATATTTGAAACGTAACTTGATTTCCAACTTTTGTGTATTTAGATACTTGATTTGTATAAGTCCCAGTACCGGCAACTGTTGTGCCAATAATCGTCGGAGTAAACGTCCCTTCCTCATAGTCATCCAGCAGGTTAGCCGCACCTGTACCGCCTACATAGACACCGCCTGATAGGTAGAGGTCTTTGAAGCGTACACTGCCATCACCCAAGTCAACCGCATTGTCTGCCGAAGCACCAGAGTTATTAACTGGCAATATGCTTGGCGAACCAAACTGAATACCTACATGGCTTGTTTGGTTGTTGTATATCTGGAAATTGCCATTGGCGTTTGTCCCAATACTCCCCACCGTAGTGCCGTCTTTGCGGAAAACAGCAATGTCACCATCAGAAGTCAGACGGTTCAGAATAAGAGCAATCGCACCATCTCTAGTATTTGCAACCAAACCATTAGCTTGCGCCTCAAAACCTACGGCAGTGTTGTAAGTATTTGGCGCTGTTCGAGCCACCAGCAAGTTGCCAGAGGAGTCGATACGCATGCGCTCGGCGGCATCAGTCCAAAACGTCATGTAATTGGATGTGTGGCTATAAGAAACAATCCCACGATACGAATCTGTTGTTGTTGTTCCGTCAGCAAAATGAATAGAGCCGCTTGCCGCAGTCCCACTATAAATAGTTAACCCTGTATTTCCAGAGCCAGAACCAACGACTAATGGCAAGCCAGCCGCATTAAATGAACTAGCCGAAGTATTCCCAATCCCCACGTTGCCGGAGGAGTCAATGCGCATTTGAGGCGTATCGTTTTCGTAGTTAGAAACTCCTGTATAGAACCTCAAATCCATGTTGCCGCTGGTATCTTCTGATTTTGAACGAATACCTGCATAGTGCGGCGCAGTTCCTAGTGAGCTATCTACGTTCTTAAACGCAAAGCCGCCAATATCAGCACCAGCAGCAATGTTTGTAGAAGTCTTACCTACAATAACTTCTGAAGAGTCTCCGCTACTGACTTCAAGAACACGCCCACTTGCTAACACTGCTGTCGGCGAACTCGTCCCAATCCCCACCGACCCAGCAAAATAGTTATTCGCAGTCCCGCTGGCGTAGATATTCCACTTGTTAGCGCCGCTGGAGACAAGGCTGGTAATGCCGAAATTGTTGGTTCCTTGGGTTTGGTCTTCAAGATAAACGCCATGCTGGTTGGTGACGGTTGATCCTGCGCCCTTACTGACATCCCCCAATCTAAGCCCAGCAGCATTTGCCATTGTGTAGGCTGTTGCCGTTGTTCTAACCTGACCAAAAAGAGCAGCCGCTAAACCCGTGGCATCACTTCCATATACCGCAGAACTGCTAATGCCTCTAGGATTTGCGTCCCCAGTTATGGTAGATGCGTTACCTAATGCAATCCCGTAAAAAGGTACGGGTGTCGCTCTAACCCCCATATACCCATTCACCTGCACGGTGTCGGTGGAGGCATCGCCTAGGGTGACGTTGCCTGTAGTTGCAAATGTCGTCCCATCAAACGTCAGAGCACTACCAGAGGTCGCAACCTTAGACCCGTTCAAGTACAGGACACCGTTGGCTGTGCCGCCTGAGAGGGTGAGTCCAGCAAAAGAAGGCGAATTTCCAGTTCCTAAGCCAAGGTTTGTTGTTGCCTGAGTAGTATTTGTTAAGTCAGCTAGATTATTTGTTGCAAGTAACGCGCCAGAAAGAGTAGCATAGGCAGTAAGCCAAGTACTACCACTGTACATTTTCATTAAATTGTCAGCGGTATTAAAATAAAGAGCACCAGTTAACAACGCATTACCATCATTATCAAGCGATGGGTCAGATGATTTAGCCCCTAAATATCTATCATCAAAAGAGTCATAAGAAGCAGCAGCAGCGGCTTCAGATGCAGCGGCGTTACTTTCACTAGTGGCAGCATTACTGGCTGACGTAGAAGCTGCTGATGCGCTATTGGCTGCGTTAGTTTCACTTGTAGCAGCGTTGCTTGCTGATGTTGAGGCAGCAGAGGCGCTAGAGGCAGCGTTAGTCTCGCTAGTAGCCGCATTAGAAGCACTAGTGGCTGCATTGCTGGCGCTGGTAGATGCAGCAGACGCGCTGTTAGCAGCATTAGTTGAACTTGTAGAAGCACTAGAAGCACTACTAGCGGCATTAGATGCACTTGTCGATGCGCTACTGGCTGAAGAGGCGGCAGCCGTTTGAGAAGAACTAGCGGCGGCGGCGCTGGCAGCAGCATTAGTTTCGGAAGAGGCAGCAGCAGTCGCACTACTAGCTGCATTGGTAGCACTAGAACTTGCGGCACTTGAACTAGAAGAGGCAGCAGAAGCTGAACTAGCAGCGGCTGTGGCACTATTAGCAGCGTTAACTGCCTGCTCTGTTACAGCCTGTACTGTAGCATCTGTTGTGCTATCACCAGCCCCACCAATTCCTCGAAAAATTGCCATATATACTCCTTTGTTTCTTTAGCACCCTCTGTAAAAGACGCTAAAGAAAGGGGGCATTACACCCCCAATCAGATTAGGCAGGCATAGCGATAGCTACAGCAGCCTCATCACGCAACTCTTTCACGCCATACAGCATGTCAGAGGTAAACAATGTACCCAGGTACTCTTGTTTGTACTGAGTCTGAGAGCGAACGCCCATTTGCTCAGCCAGGACAAAAGCATCCTTGTGGAACATCATACCGATACGGGCATCGCCAGTAGCAGTTTCGCAGTTGGTCGAGACAAAGACTTTAACGCCATAGACGTTGCCAATCTCACCATTGCGGATGCTGTTACCACCGCCCACTTCGCCAACAAAAGCCTGCTCAGTGAAACGAGCCAGACCCAGCATGACGTTACGAGCGACAGGAGGCAGAACCAGCACACGACCATCCATCGGCACATCAGCGTCATCCAGAGTTTGGATAACTTTGCGGATGCCAGCGTCAGTCAGGGCAGATTCGTTAGCGCCAGTGTACAGCGTAGAGCCGTCACCACCAATAACAGCCTTATCATAAGCGATAGTGCCATTACCACCTTTAACACCACGACCCAGTTGCAACAGGTCGGTATCGACTTGTTTAGCCAGAGCGTAGCCAGCGTCAGAAGTGTAGAACTTACGCAGAGAAGCGAGAGCTTGCACTTCGGTGATGTCCTCAATCAAGCGGCTATATTCATAGTGCTTGTTGACCAACACTTGCACTTCGCTCTCAGTAGCAGCTTGCAACGTAACTTGCGAAGAAGCAGCTTTCAAAGAGGCAGCGCCACGGGTTGGTTTCGGAATATGGAGAGTGTCACCCTTTTTGCCCTTGAAGGACATTTTGGAGACTAGGTTCGCCATAACGAGGTTGGTTTTGTAGGCTGCGATAATTTCGTCAGACCACAGTTCAGGGATAAACGTTGCCGCAGTAGTATTGGTAACGTGATTACTTCCAAGTGCCATAATAATTACCTTTCAAAATGATTATTTAACACGACCCTCCGCGTATGCAGCCATAATCTCTTCAGATAGTTGCTGGTAACGGTCAGGGTTCGTACGCATGAGTTCAATGATGTCGGCTCTGCGATAGGTTTTCTTTGACGCTGTTTCTCCAGACCCTTTGGTTGAACCCATAGATGCGGATTTAACAGCCTGTTTGCGCTGTACTTTCTCAACTGCCTCTGCCTGATTAACCACTTGCTTTCTTTCCTTCCAAGTAGAAATCAACTCATTTGCTGCTTCAAAATCATACAACCGGTCAGCACGACTAAACAATTCGCGGCGAACAGTACTCTTGTTAACCCACTCTGCGAAACTACCGTCATTGACGATTTCACCAAAGTCAGGATGTGTCTGTTTCAAAATAGCTAGTGCCTCAGCCTTTTTCATCTGCGCGGTAAGCTGTTCAGCCTGCCGCACTTTTGGATGCTTGTCGATAGCCTTTGCGATTGCCTTGTCGGGGTCAGTAAAAAAATCTACCTCTTCCTCGACTTCAGGGGCTTGTTGTTTTTGGGTGACGGTTTGGGCTTTAACAAAATCGTCTACAATACGCCGAAGCTCTCCAACTTCACTCCCTTGTTTACCCAAAGCCCTTTCAGCTTCTTGGTGCATCCTGACAATATCTTTAACAGATTTGCCACGATACTTATCGGGAATGTCCTCTTCAACTTGCTCTTGCTCAGGCTCCTGTTCTGGAGTTTCCTGCTCATTCACCTCATCTACGGGTGAAAACTCTTCGTCTTCTTGTTGCGTTTGTTCGCCTTCGTCAATAAATGTTGCCATAAACTCTCCGTGCTAATAAGCATTGTGGAATATAATTAAGTGCTTGTGCTAGTCACTAGCGGCACGCCTTTCTTGCGCCATCTTCTCTTCTCGCTTACGCTCCCACCGCATTGCTGCGCCAGGAAACGCCCCGGTTACGCCCTCCAGTTTAACCATCGGCTTACTGATGATTCGATGTGCAAGTTTGTCACATTCTTTACAATTGGTTGCGCGAATTTTCGCGTCAATGTAAACATCGGAAATGTGACCGTCTTCGCAGAGAAACTCAAAGATTCGTTTACTCATTCATATCCCTTTCGAAATCCTCATAGCTATTTTTTATGGTGGATTCGTAGGATAGGATGCGTTGAATTGCTTCAAGCTGTCCACGCCGATACCAGAATTGTTTCTCATCAGGGATTGTAGTTATGTCAGCTAAGATATCAGCATTGTCTTGGATATCTTCGATAAACTGTTTCCACCCATCACGGGTAAACAAATCTAGCAAATTCTCATAATATACCTGTAATTCTTTGTCCATCTCTTTTTCCTTTCAAGTGGAGAGATGTCGCTATTATACCACACTTTTACTGTTTTGTCAAGTTTTTTTGTCGCATTTGCATCACTGCAATTCGCTCATTACTCTTGATATCTTCCTCTTTAAGCAGTAGGTCAGCAATCTTGGCTCTACGGGCAAATTCAGAGTCATCCCCTGTCCCTTGTTGTAGGTTGGTCGAGATTGCCGCAGCCATCTTAGCCTGCACAACCTGTGGTTCCAATTGGGCTTCCACAGATAGTTTCTGCGCCCTAGCCTGTGCTTCCATCGTCTGAGCCTGTACAAGCTGAAGCTGGGCTTGCGCCATCTCCATCTGCTGCTGCATATGGGCTTGCTCCATCTGTTGAGCCTCTGGGTTAGGCTGCATACTCTGTTGCAACTGAGCCATCAACTCTTCACGGTTGGTCAGCCCCATGTTGTCAATAACAGCAGATACCAGCATCGGGTACATTGGGCTATCCTGACCCAAGGTTTGTAGTAGTTGTACAAGTTGGGTAACTTCATACTCACGGGCAATAACGCCCAAAGAAGAAGATGGTACAAACTTGTAATCTGAAACAGGGTAATGTTCAGGGTCAAATTGCATATACCGCCACGCCGTCTTCTCAATCATCGGGATGAGAAAACTCTCTTGGAAGTTAATCAATGTACGCTTGTGGCGCTTGATAATAGCCCCCATAGACATAGATACAGCGCCAGCGGCAGCGTCTCCATTGATAGTGCCTGGGATACCAGCAGCGTCAATAGCGCCTGTAGCCATCTGTACCATCTTCTGCAACTCACCAGCTTGGGCAAAGGTAACTTGGTCGAGGTTGCCAAACTTAAATGGCTGCAAAATCTCTGCTGGGTTACCATTGGTGAGAATTGTCTTGCCTGGACGTACCTCAAGTTTAGCCCCACGAGGCATACGAGAAGCATCCATAGCAATCATTGGGTGAACGGTGAGGGCTAGGGCATCAATACGGGCGCGAAGCTCTGCATCCAGCGCCTTTTGGCTGTTATACCCTTTCTCACACACGCCACGACCCCAGAAACGCCCAGGAACTACATCCCAAGGGAACGCCACAATGGGTCTATCTTGCATCATGTAGGGGTTTTCTTCGATTTTGAGCAGTTGACCACCGTTGGCGACAACCACAATAACCTCTACATAGCCTTTTTCGGCGCTTTCATCCTCATTTTCTTCTTTTGCGGGCTTAACCGACTTGGACATCTCGCTCTCATCCTCTTCCATGATGGCATCGTTGTACAAATGCCGAGGGATAAGACCATAATACTTGGTTAGCCGTACTTTATCCTCATCAAAAGAGGTAATTTCCTTGTCAGGCTCAATGTCAGTGTCTGTCGAAGCACTCTCCAGCTTAACATCAAAGTAAATACCGCTTTGAATGCCCATCTCAACCTGATGGCGAGGCACAAATTCGTCAATAGCAACACCCAAAGCCTCTTCAATAGAGGTGGCAACAGGGTCAATCAGGAAGTTTTGTGGCAGAATGGGGCGTAGTTTAACCACAACCCTATCCTCAATGTTAACACCGACTGCCTGCATAGCCCCATCCATAATAGGTTGGGTGGCTGGCTTCATCTCTTTGACCTCTTCGATGACAATTTCACCGATACCAGTGCCAAAAACAGCAGCGTTCAGGATACACTCAGCAACTGCCTTACGGGTCTTGGTAAACTGGAAGTCCTCCGCTAACTGTTCACGCAGGAAAGCAACATCCTTGTTATCCTGGTCATTACGGTCATCCCGGATGTCAAACCATTTACCACGCCCAAAGGTGGCTTCCTCCACTTCAGCAACAGAGCTTTCGACTGCCTGCTGTAGGGCTGGAGAGATTAGCCGAGAACGCTCACTCTCGCGTGTCTTGTCCTCAGCAGCCCAGATACCACGCCACAGCCGATAGTACTCATCGAACTTATCTTCGTAGTTGGCACTGTAGTGGTCGCGCCATTGGTCTACTTTGGAGATAACCCAATTCTCAACCTTTTGGTCTACAAAGTCTTTTTCTTCCATATTTTAATACCCCGCAGTTGCGTCTAACATTTGGTACTCTTCCTCTTCGTAGTCGAACGTGTAAGAAACTTTTGCAAGTTGCTCAATGTACGACAAAGCGTCAGGAAGGTCATCATGTACTAGCTTATTGGGGAATTGAAATAACTGGTCTAAGAATTCGTTATTCCAATCACCCTTGTTAAGTTTTATATAACCGTTCTCAAATCTTCCTTGGAGCGCCCACACTACACGGTCTACCTTCTTCTTATTCCCGTGTGATAGCTCTTCAACCCTAAAGAAGGTTTGAGTACGCTTCATAATATCTGACAGGTACGGCATAACAGCCTGTTTTGCAATACCCTTCTCAATACCGACTGCTATCGGCTCATACCTCTTAACAGCATCAAATATAATCTTGGCTGTCTCCTTGACATCCCAACGACCATAGATGATATCTGCAACCCACCAGCCTTTATCATTGGCTTTGACAATAGCAATCGCCGTACTGTCTAACCTGGAGTTTTTAAGCCCCTTTGTACCTTCATCCTCAAAGCCAGCTAGGTCAACCGCAATATAAAAGTCACCCTCTTTTGGCTCTTCCTCATCAAACTTAATCCACTCCTCTTTGAATAGCTCACCACCAGCCGCTTCAAAGGAAGCCATAAACTCTTGCCTAAAGCTGAAAGAGGACATACTCTTCTTAGCAGCTTCAATCTCTTTTGGGTCTAACAGCGGGTTATCAAACGAAGAGAAGTGAAACGATTTAAAAGTAACATCCTCACCTTTTAACCCGTATTGGTACAAGTCATAAAAATGATTACGACCCATAGGCGTACCAATGAATAACGCCCTACCCTTCAAGTCAGCCAGCGCGGGACGTAAGATTTGCTCCCACACCTCTGGCTTCATATCTGCATACTCATCCAACACCAGAAACTTTAGCGACACACCTCGCATAGTCTCTGGACGGTCAGCACCCTTTAGCGATATGGTTGCCCCGTTAATAAGTTTAATCTGCAAGTTGTTAATGTGACTTCCACTGATAACAGAGTGACCCACCTCAAGCAACACTTGCCACATAATGTCCCTAGCCTGCCCCTGTGTAGGAGCAACATAGAAGACATGTCCGCGCTCACTCTGTAGCGCCTCAACAATCAGTCGATATGCTGCGAGTCTACTTTTCCCCGTTCTTCGCCCAGCAGCCACGACATGAAACCTTGCGGGGTCATTCCAGACTTTCTGTTGCCACGGGAGTAACTCAATTTTTAAATCACTCACGAATCTTTATAGTATTTCTGTACAAAACAAGCTGCGTTAAAAGGAGTTTCATCTGACACATTTATCTCTAGTGTCTTCTCTGCACACATTTCTAAAGTAGGAACTTCAATTTGTGTTACCATCCTGAAGTCGGGTGTGTTTGAGAACATAAACACTAGAACATAAAATTTAATCATTAGTATTGCTTCTGGTAAATATAGCCTCCGAACCTATCAAGGATTGGATTCCCTGAAGAATCCCTCCAAATGTTTTGTGGCGCAACTGGCTCGCCCATAAATGACTTTGGTCTGATTTCGTTATCACGGTATACTTCATCAGGCATAACTGATGGGGGGTTTACAAGACCTCTGCCTGCCCCAGCGCCAATTGAAACTTCTGGAATATACTCCCGCATTACGTTGGGGATTACCTGGATTGGCTCTGTAATTCTTGCAGGATAACCACCAAAAAGGTCATCTCTTCCAGCTTTAAGAGCGTCCATGTAAGCTGCCCATTCAGGGTTTACTGTATCCCCACGAATTTCATCTTGGTTAGATGCAACAAAAGGCGGGTTAACAAAACCACGCCCAGCCCCAGCAGAAGGTGGAGGTGTTGGCACAGTTGCGTCAGGCATAAACCCTTGCCATTCAGCACTTACTGTATCACCCGGAACTTCTAAACCAAACTCAGAATTAGTTAGAGCCAAGAGAGGGTTGACAAAACCTCTTCCAGCGCCAGCCCCTACTGGTGTTTCTGTTGCATTAGCCTGACTGATAATACCTTTTTTAGTTTGTTGTGCTTTTGATTTAACAGGGTCTCTTTGAAAACTAAACTCAGCAGGCGCTCTAAAATTTACACTAGAGGTAGGGTAGAGAGGTTTACCAATATCCTTGGAAAACAAAACATCCCTGCCTTCCCCTGTAAAGTAGGAAACAACCCCTTCTTTAGAAACAAGGGTATCTGTAATCGTTGGCTGGTTTAAATCTTTAGCGGCTAAGTTGTAAGCAGCGGCTCTACGATTTGCCAATCCAGGGCTGGTGTACTTTTTATTTGTCTTAGCGTCAGTTACGCCAACAATATCTAACGTACTTTTTAGAGCTTCTTTATAATTACCAGTTTTTAAATTTTTAACAAACCCAGGGGCAATGTCTAACCCAGCATTGAAATGCGTATCTAACGCCACAATTTTCATTGACTCTGGTATTTTGTCCCACGCTGTACCAAGTTTCTTTTTAACTTCCGGTAGGTACTTTTGCTCAACTATACGTTTAGCGTAATCTCTATCTGATTCATTGGCACGTTTAGCGCCAAATGATTCAGCAATGTCTACTCTTATCCCATAAGGTAGAGTTGGGCGCATATCTTGACCTTTATCATGAAAGGTAGTGCCTTCAGCTTTAGCTAAAACGCCATCAATATATTTGTCTAAAAAACTAGTTGCCATATACATCCTCTGCGTCGATAACGTCATCTGAGCCTGCGATACTGACTGACTCCCCAACCCCTGTGATAGTAATATTAACAGAGGGACGATGACCCATAGCTTTATCCTTCTCGAAATAAGACATTGGAAGCATCCTGTCCACAAGCAACTTCCAAGCTGCTGCCTGATTCTTGTGGTTCTCATCCAGAGCAGCGTCAAGGATAGCATCTAACACCTTCCTACTTTTAGGGGAATTCATTATACGAGCCTTGAATTCCTCAATAGCACTGGCGTCACCTTTTGGTCGCCCAATAGGTTGCTTGCGGGCTTCTGCTAAAGCTCTTTTTGACGGTCTTCCTATTTTCGCTTGTGGGGCTGGATTGTCCATTTCTGGTTCCTCTATATAGCCCTACTTAGGTATCTTGTGGGCTTTGTACTATATAGTTCTTAGCTCACTAGAAACCTCTTTAAGGCTTATTAGCTATATTGCTGATGAACATGAGAGGTATTCGATACCCCCTCAAATCCATTTCCTATATAGGCATTATATCACACTTTTTGAATTTTGTCAAGTGTTTTTTTCACTTTTTTACAAATTAGCTGTTCAGTCGGGGTCGGCTCCATAGCTGTTCAGTCGATGTTGTGCTTTCCCTTTAGTTGCTAATAGCGACTTCGACTGCTTACCTTTGTTATCCCTTTAGAATCAACGGGTTAGGTCTGGTTAATCTATATAGTATAGGGGGTTTCTTTTTTTACAGTTTAGAAGGTCTTTTTAGCTTTTTTTGTATCTGGTAGGGTGCTAAAATTATTACGGGCTCGCCAGCCCTCCCCCCCCCCCCCCTGCGAAGTTATCCACAGGATTTCCACAGGTTCTGCACAGGGTTATCCACAGGTTCTACACAGACTTATCCACATAAGCTGTGGACAAGCTGTGCATAACTTCTGAGCTTGGAAGTTATCCACAGTCTGCACAAGTATGGGGCAATGAAGCACCCTATTAGTGCATTTTGCACCACTTTAGTGCCTGCTGTGGATAACTAGGCTTGATGTGCCATTTGTGGATAACTTAGCCCTTTGCCCAATGGTAGAGCCTGTGGATAACTTGTGGATTGTGACAGGCTGACAAGCTGGCACAATTGTTGCATATATAAAGCTGCCCAATCCAGGGTATTTACCAGGCAGCAAACCATGAAAGCAATCGCAATCAACAAAGCCCCCAAGGGCGAATACATCAAACGCAAAGCGGACAGCGTCAAAGTCTACAGGCTTGGCAGCTTTGACAGGTCTTTAAAGCGTTGGGAAGTCATAGACTGCGACGATATCAGTCGCTGCCTGTACTTGAAAAGCTCTACAATTGTATTTATTGGCTTCACCTATTGAAAGGGTCAAAATGAAAGTATTCGCCACTACTGCTAAGAAAATGCCAAGCCTTTACCGGCTGGCGCAAACACTGCAAACGGGCACATTGTCCGAAGCCCGCGAAGCTGTCGCCCAAGCTGCACAGTCGCCATTGTTCGCATCAAAGGGCTGGCAAGTAAACCTCGGCAAGCTTGCCGAAGCCTTGGAAACCCTGTCGCCTAGGTTTTCAGTGTTTGCTTTGGGCGGTAACTCAAAATTGCCATTTGTGGCATTCTCGAGCTTGCCAGGCGTGACTTGCCCAGGCGCGGGTGAGTGTTTGAATTTCTGTTACAGCTTTCGGGCGTGGCGTTATCCGGCAGCGTTTGCCAGACAGGCGCAAAATGCCGTGCTTATGCGTTTTAACCCTGACGCAATTGCCCAAGCCTTTGCCAGCTTAAACCATGCCCAAGGCTTTGATTTTCGTTTATATGTAGATGGCGATTTCGCCAGCTTAAAAGATATTGATTTCTGGCAGTGTTTGCTGCGGGCTTTCCCCACTGTGCGTGCTTATGGTTATTCGAAAAGCTTCGCGCTGCTGCTGGCGTATGAGGGCGCATGGGCTGGCAACTATGTCTTGAATGTTTCAAGCGGGCACAATGCCACCGGTGAAATGCTGGCGCGCGTTAAAGCTTTGCCCATTGTGCGCGGCGAATTTGTCGCGGTATCCATCGGGCGAAAAGTGAAAAGCACCGACCACGGCACAATTGAAACAAATAAAGCCCTTCGCCAAAGCTTTGGCGCGAAAGCTTTCCCATGCCCGGGCAAATGCGGAAGCTGCACCGGTAAGGGTCACGCATGCGGTATGCTGGCGCTTAAAGGCTTGCCGATTGTGATTGCTGTCCACTAGGGCTAAAAGCTTAGACTGTAGGGCATTGGCGTGCCCTATTGACTGCGCTTTGTAGGGTTCAAAGCTTAGACTGTAGGGCATTGGCGTGCCCTATTGACTGCGCTTTGTAGGGTTAACGTGGAGTTTTATTACATGGACAAATCCGAAATTTTCAAGCTGTCGCGGGCTTTGGCGCGCGGCACTCACGGCAGCTTTATGGCACGCCTGGGTGAAGCTTTGGCAGTTGCCGACACTACAAACGCGCAGCGCTTAATTGAAGCCTTCAGGGGCGAATTTGAGCGTGTACTAGCATTCGAAAAAAGCCTTCAAGATGTGACATTTTGACAATTCCAAGGGAAGCCCTTACACTGAGGGCTTTTCTGGGCACTGTCGCCCGTATTTGAAAGGATTTTATGAGTTGCATCGAATACCCAGAGCGCTACGCCTCAGCAGTGAAGCGCAACATTTTAAACAATGCTCTAAAAACCTGGCGGGCATCGAATGAGCGCCACAAAGAAATTGAAAGCGCCATCCAGGGCGGTCGACTGTACAACGACAATTCGCAGGTCAGTGGGTACACGGAAGATTTTGTGGGATCTATGGCACAGGCGCTTGATACTTGGGGCAAGCTGACGCCAAACCAGAGCGCCGCCATTCTCAAGGGCATCGACGCCCGTGCTGCCCGCCGTGCTGAATGGGCTGATAAACAAGCCGCGCTCAACGCTCAGCGCCAGCACTTAGGTGTTGTAGGTGAAAAGCTAACAGTTACCATTACCGTGCGCCATATCGTCGAGCTTGAGAACGCTTTCGGCTTTAATTACGTTCACATTTGCGAAGATGGCGAACAAAATGTTATCATTTACAAAGGAAAAGCCGATTTTCCTAGTAAGGGTGAGACGGCTACAATCATTGCCACAGTGAAAGATCACGGCATTCGCGAGGGTGTCAAGCAAACCGTAATCCAGCGCCCCAAGCGCGTAAATTGAAAGGGAAACCAATGAAAAACGTACCATTTGCAAGCCTTTTGCGCGAAGCTGTCGAGCAGCCTGGCATCATTAGCAGCGCCTACAGTTTATTTCACAACTACTCAATTGGCAACCAGTTGTTGGCATGGTCACAAATGCATGCTCGCGGCATTCCACTGTCACCCATTGGCACGTTCAAAAAGTGGAGCGATTTAGGGCGCAGGGTCAAAAAGGGCGAAAAGGCAATCCAGTTGGTCATGCCCGTGACAATCGCCCGAAAAGATGAGCAGGGCGAGCAGACCGGCGAAGTGTTCCAGCTTTTCACTCTCAAAAATAACTGGTTTGCCTTGTCGCAAACAGAGGGCGAGCTTTGCCCACAGAATGAGCTTAAAACGCCCGAATGGGACAAGGACAAAGCATTGCACACACTTGGCATTACCGAGGGCGTGTTCGACCTTTTGAACGGCAACGTGCAGGGTTACGCCCAAGGCAATACCATCACAATTAACCCTGTTGCTATTTACCCACACAAGACTCGCTTCCATGAGCTTGCCCATGTGGTGCTTGGGCACACAAAAGAGTGCGCCATGACCGACTCAGAGGCGACACCTAGGGATGTGCGCGAAGTTGAAGCCGAGAGTGTTGCGTACATTTTATGTAGCATGCTACAATTGCCTGGTCTGCATGAGAGCCGTGGGTACATCCAAAGCTGGCTCCAAGGCAGTGACATCAACGACAAGATGGCGCAGCGCATCTTTTCTGCTGCAAACAAAATCATGGAGGCTGGTCAAAATGAACATGAGTGAAAAGCTGAAACGCGAATACGTCGAAAAGCTGGAGGAATATTTGCTCTGGCTGCACAGCGAGGGCATCATCGACCTCGACGAGACAGAGTTTGCCAACTTAGGGGAGGATGAGCCATGCGTTGGTACGAAATAATGGTGTACACTACTATTTTTGTTGTAGTGGCTTTGGACGTGTTTGTTTGGAGGTTTTAACATGAAAGAATCACGCTTTAAAACCCGCAAGGGTCATTTTGAAATAATCAGTTATGGCAATGGTGCGGCGTACAGCGTCACTTGCAACGCAACAGGCAAAAATCTTTTTGTCCAAGGGGATGAGGCAATGTGGCTGCAAGACGAGACAGATGACTTCAAAGAAGGCGCACTAGCTGAAATTTTTGCTGAACTTGACGATTAAGGGGACAATGAGTTTGCTGACTGTAGAGCATCAACAGGTGCTCTATTGCCAGTCAATTCCGGCTGGATAACCTTAGAGGCTTTAACATGAAAATCGTGCAATATCGTTCGTTCTACATTGTGCAATCCGTTAACAAGGGCGTGGCTCTGGTCAACCCTTACACCGAAAAGACGCGAGTGGTCAAAAGCATTTTCGCGGCGAAGTGGCGCATTGGTCGCACCTTAACATTGGCTAAAAAAGCAGAGAGGCTTGTATGAATTTAGACGATATCATCTTGAGCAGCGGTGGCAAGTTTGTCAGCGTCACAT